AAAAATAAAAATCTTTTGGAAGATTCAGCGTAGCTGCCTAATCTTTGTGCAGTTCTTTGTTAAGCTTTGCTTAAAATTTAGGCAGATCAAAGAAGATGTTTGTAATTATATTACAAAAACTATTCAGTCTATAAAAGTTTTACATAATACTATGTAAATATATGCAACCCCACCCAAAAAATCTATGATTTTTCTATATTATATATATGCCCCTGCCATATACAGACCAAAAATAAAAAGGCTTGCTCATAAATACAATACTGTGACAAATATGCAACAGTCTACACATAAAAACACCCCCTTGCTTTTATTTGCATAGGGGGTGGGGGGTATATTACAGGTAAAATTTAGGATGACTTGCTCATCACAGCTGTGCTACAGCTTCGCTACTGCCTCGCTACTACTTAGACTATCTATATACTACTATATACTTACTTAGTATTACTTTATATATCTTTATTATATTCTATATATAACTATATATAAGCTTCTTTGTAATCTTAGGATAAGGGTATCATGTTTTTCTTGTCTTCACAATAGGGGTGTGCTATATTAAAAGGAAATAATCAAACAGTGTGACATTATGGCAACAGTATTACAACAGGAAGAACAAAGAGAAATAAACTTCAATGTTCTTTTGTCTATAAGAAATAATCTCAAAGAATTAGAATACAGAGAAGCTAATGGAGATTTCTTGTCTTTCATCAAGAAGTTTGCTCCTCTTCTTGTCTCCGACTTTAAGATGGGTAAACACATTGAAGTATTAGCAGATAAACTACAACAAGTAGAAGACGGTAACATCAAAAGGCTTATGGTCTTTCTACCACCTCGTTCATCTAAGTCTGTCGTCTGTTCCAAGCTATTTCCTGCATGGTACATAGGTAAACATTCTAATCACGAGATAATGTCTATCAGTCACTCCGACCAACTAGCCAGTGACTTTGGTAGGTCCGTTCGTGATCTAGTTAGTGAGGAAGACTTTCAGAAGGTATTCAATGGAGTATTGCTACGGCAGGATGTACGTGCAGCAGGTAAATGGAAGACAAGCGGTGGTGGTTCTTATTATGCTGCAGGTGTACGTTCACAAATTGCAGGACGTGGTGCACACATAGCTATTCTTGACGATGCCATGTCAGAAGAAGACGCCATCAGTTCAGCAGGTAGAAGATACATCAAGGAATGGTATCCTTCAGGTCTACGCACACGTCTCATGCCAGATGGTAAGATCATTATCATCAATACTCGCTACCATTACGACGACCTATGCGGCTGGCTACTCAAGCAGGAAGAGAAGATGGATTGGCATCTCAAACCTTCAGAGAAGTGGCATGTTGTGTCTATTCCAGCTTGGGTGGACGAAGAGTCGTCTGATCTGCTGGGTCTACCTGTAGGCACGTCATACTTCCCTGAGTGGAAGAGTGATGATGTGCTACGTCTGGATGAAATGGAGATACGTGCTACCAATGGTTCCAAATACTGGGACAGTCTCTATATGCAGAATCCAACACCTGATGAAGGTGGCATTGTCAAAAAAGACTGGATTGAGTGGTGGGAGTACGACGAGCCACCCTCCTGTGAGTTTATACTACAAACATATGACACAGCCTTTTCTACGAGTAACACGGCAGACTTTAGCGTGATACAGACATGGGGTATATTCCACTCTGTATATGAAGATGAAGATACCGGAACGGAGCAGGTCGTAGCCAACATGATACTACTAGGAAGTAAGAGAGGAAGATACGAGTATCCAGACTTGAGGAGGATCGCGCAGGAGCAGTTTAAAACGCATAGGCCGGATGTATGCTTGGTAGAAAAAAAGGCGAGTGGGCAGTCTCTAATTCAAGATATGCGCCGCGCAGGACTGCCAGTGTTGGAGTATACCCCTGACAAAGATAAAACCTCTAGGCTTAACGCTATTACTCCTTTGTTTGAATCAGGAAGAATATATCTACCAGCTTACAAGCAATGGTCAGATGAACTAGCGGAAGAAGTAACGACTTTCCCTTATGCACCACACGATGACCAAGTAGATGCCCTGACTATGGCTGCGCTATACTTGAAGGAAAGTTGGCGTATTGAACATACGGAAGATGCTGATTGGGAAGACGACGAAAACCCACGACGGCAAAAAAGAGTTGCATACTGGAGAGTTTAGTGATACTACTAGTGAAATGACAACAAGAAGAAGGGGTATAACAATGTCATCCGCACTACTAGAAAAAAGAAATAAGTTTTACTTTCCAGCAAAAGATAATCACTTTAATGGTGACGAATATCAAAAGCCACACAGGTTTCACAGTCTAGGTTTTGTAGATAACTACGGCACAGCCATTGACGTTGGTGCACACGTAGGTACATGGGCTGTTGATCTAGTAAATATGTTTGATATGACAATCTGCTTTGAGCCAATCAAGGAGCATAGGGATTGTCTTAATGAGAACCTTTATCAATCAGAAAATGAATATAGAATTTATGACTGTGCTTTGGGTGATAAGTACGAAAAAGAAATATCACTAGGCTATGTAACAGAAGGTAATAGTGGCACAGCTTCTATCGCTGCAGAGAATACTGAGTATACTGCAGAAATGCGTACACTAGATAGCTTTGACTTTGAGAATGTAGACTATCTCAAGGTTGATGTAGAAGGCTTTGAACTACAGTTTCTCAAAGGTGCTACTGATACAATTAAACGAACAAAGCCAGTAATTAATATAGAAATTAAAAACAACTGTGAAAGCTTTGGTATATCTAGGCAGGATATAGCAGACTACATTTGTAAAGATTTGGGTATGACTTGTGTAGGTAAAACAGTTGAAGACTATATCTTTAAATACATGTAAGTTGTATAAAAATTAACTATATGATATAGTATTTAAATTATTAATATTTCTTGTGAAGAAGGTAATATAAAGAATGGCAACTGAACGTAATCCCTTTGATCCGATTCCAACAGCAGAACTATCCATTGAGATAGAATCAAGTGGAACCATTGACGAAGATGGTAACGAAGCTACTATGGAACTTGATCCAGAAGATGGTGGTATTATCGTAGAGTTTAAACCACCAGAAGACGAACGATCAAAGGTACAGAAAAAGGAAGAGCCAGAAGAATTTTATCGTAATCTTGCAGAAGATATGGATGAAGAAGAACTGGACGAAATTGCTTTTAAAGTTATGGAAAACTTTGAAGCAGACAAAGACTCACGTTCAGATTGGGAGTCTATGTTTGAACGTGGCTTTGATCTACTAGGTCTAAAGCTTGAGGAAGCATCAGAACCATTTGAAGGTGCCTGTACTGCTGTGCATCCTATTCTAATTGAATCAGCAGTTAAGTTTCAATCTAAAGCTACACAAGAATTATTTCCACCGGCTGGTCCTGTAAAGTCACAAATTGTTGGTGACGTTACTGAAGAAAAGCAGGATCAGGCTAACCGTGTTAAAGCATTTATGAACTATCAGGTCACTGACCAGATTACAGAATACTTTGACGAATTTGAACGTATGCTTTTCCATCTACCACTTATTGGATCAGCATTCAAAAAGACATACTTTGATCAGGGACTAAATCGCCCTGTATCTGAATTTGTACCTATCGACCAATTTTATATTTCATATTATGCAACGGACCTGCGACGGGCAGACCGTTACACTCACGTGATTTATCGTAGTCCAGTTGAAATGCAACGTGACATAGCCGCAGGTATGTATGCCGACGTTGACCTGCCTGAAGCTTCTATGCCAGAACAAACAGCAATGGCACAGAAGATGGATACGATCTTGGGTCTTTCCCCTTCTTCACAGCATGACCCACAATATGTTCTACTTGAACAGCACTGCTATCTTGATTTGCCAAGGCAGTTTCACGGTGAGGATGACGGTCTGTCCCTTCCTTATATTGTTACTATCGAAGAAAAGTCACGGAAGGTTCTATCCATCCGTCGTAACTATGATATTAAAGATAAGCGTAGAGAAAAGAAAATCTTCTTTACTCACTATCGTTTTGTACCCGGCTTTGGCTTCTATGGCCTTGGCCTAATTCACTTCCTTGGCAACCTGACAATGACAGCTACTGCAGCTATGCGTGGTTTGGTCGATGCTGGACAGTTTGCCAATCTACCCGGCGGCTTCAAAGCTAAAGGGTTGCGGATGGTTGGAGACAATGATCCTATTGCCCCCGGTGAATGGAAAGAGGTTGAGGCGGTTGGTAATGATCTATCTAAGATGATCATTCCACTACCGTACAAAGAACCTTCGCAGACTCTGTTCCAAATGTTAGGCTTTGTCTCCAACGCCGCACAAAAGTTTGCTGATAGCACAGAACAGATTGTATCTGATGCAGCAAGCTATGGACCAGTTGGTACAACAATGGCCCTGCTTGAAGCTAGTAGCAAGTTCTTCTCTGCTATTCACAAGCGTATTCATAAGTCACAAAAAGACGAATTTAAAATTCTAGGTCGTATTAACTACGAATATCTACCAGATGAATCACTTGTAGATATTCCAGAGAATACACTAAAGATTTACAAATCAGACTTTGATGGACGGATTGATATTATTCCAGTATCTGATCCTAACATTCCATCTAACGCCCATCGCATGATGATGGCTCAGATGGCTCTGCAGCTTGCACAACAGTCACCACCCGGTATGTTTGATCTAGAAGAACTTAACCGTTCTATTCTTCAGTCTGCTAATGTTCCAGACCTAGATAAGATTATGCCACGTAAACCACAGCCTGTACCGCTTGATCCAATTTCAGATATTATGGCTGCAGTTAAAGGCCTACCTATAAAAGCCTTTATGGGTCAGAACCATGACGCACATATTCAAGCTAAGATGGCTTACATGCAAGACCCACAGAATGGTGCTAATCCTCTAATGAAACGTATTGCTCCAGTTCTAGAAGCAAATATGCAAGAACATTTGATTATGAAATATCAGGAGCAAGTTGAAGGTACAGCAGAACAGATTGTTGAACAGTATGGTCCAGAAGCTATTGCATCTGGTCAGGTTGATCCTAATGATCCTCGTGTTATGGAGATGGTCATGGCTCAAGCAGCCCAACAGGTTGCTCAAGCTAATCAGGCTATGGCACAGATGCAACAGGCAGCTACACCAGAAGCACAAATGGTTCAGATTGAACAGCAGCGTCTTCAGGTTGAACAGGCTAAAGTACAGGCACAGACAGCCAAGGAAAGCGTTGAAGCTGCAATGAAGAACCGTGAACTTGATCTGAAGGAAGCACAGCTTCAAATTGACATGATGAAAGAAGGTATTCGTACTTCAACTAATGCTCAAGAAAAAGAAAAGGATCGTAATGCTAAGAAAGCTATTGCAGCACTTGATGCTATTATGGACTTGGCTAAAACCCAAGAAACAACCGATACAAGCAAAATGCTTAAAGCTGCTGATATGGTAACAGACTTTGTAAAGGAGGCTAACAAGAATAGTTAATGACCCTCTGGGAAGAAATAACAAAAGAACTTGATAAACAAGTCGAAGATTTAAAAAATTTACTTGCATATGGAGGCTCTTCAAGTTACGATGAGTATCGTCAAGTCGTTGGTCGTATAGAAGGACTAGAGTTGGCGAAAGAACAAATAACAAATATTGTTAAAATTCGTATCTACGAAGAGGAGTAGTAAATGCAACAGCCTTCAATGGGCAAGACAATTCCTAACTCTGATTGGATTTCAGATGAAGGTATTAAATTAAAGAAAGAAGACTTACCGGAACTGCCGGGTTATCATGTTCTGGTTCAGCCATTATCAATTAAGCAGAAGACAAAGGGTGGTATTATTCTCCCTGACTCAACTAAAGATGATATTGCTTATTTAACTACTGTTGGTAAAGTAGTAGCTTTAGGTGATCTAGCATATGACGACAAAGAGAAGTTTCCTCTTGGACCTTGGTGCCAAGAAGGAGATTATGTAGCTTATGGTAAGTTTATTGGACAGAAGCTTCAGTACAAAGGTGTGAAGTTTTTGTTACTATTTGACGATCAGATCATTATGCGTGTAGACAAGCCTACTGATCTAGACCCAACATTTAATTTGTCTAACTAAATTAATTAGTATATAATAACTAATTATTAGCCGTAACCGTTAGTTTCGCACCTAGCGATAGAAAGGAAAAGTAATGAGTAACGAAGAAACAGAAGTAGACCTATCAGAATGGTCTGAGATTGATACTTCAGGTGCTTCAGAGTCTGCACCAAAAGTAGAATTTGAAGTAGAAGAAAAAGAAGAAGTAGTAGAAAAACCCGCTGAAGTAAAGGTTGAAAAAGAAGAAACTGTACAAGAACAAGTACAAGAACTTCAACAGGAGGAACCAAACCCAGAACAACCAGAAGAGTTGGAGGGTATTAAGACAAAAGGTGCTGAAAAGCGTATTAAACAGCTTATTAGGCAGCGTAAAGAACGTGAAGAAGAAATTGAAAAACTTCGCAGTGAAGTAGAAAATCTTCGTGGTTCTGTTAAAACAAAAGAACAAGAACTAGCTACTAGCCTTAAAACTAATATTGATAGTAGCCAAGGTCAGATCAATAGTCGAATTGAACAGGCTAGAGAAATTTTTAAGCAAGCTGCAGACTCTGGTGATACAGATCGAATGCTTGCTGCACAAGAAGAAATGTCCAAGGCTTATGCTGAGTCTATGGTTGTTCAACAGCAGCAACAGGCGTGGGAAGAATACAATGCACGTCTTGAAGCTGCAGGTCAAACAGCCGAACAGCATGTACCACAGCAGCAGCAGGAGTATGATCCTAAAGCTGTAGCTTGGGCTAGTAAAAATCCTTGGTTTGGTCAGGATCAGATCATGACTGCAGCAGCATTAGCTGCAGATGCTGAACTAAAAAGTGAAGGCTATGATCCAGCCGATGACGATTTTTATGAGGAGATTGATCAAAGACTGCGTAGCCAGTTTCCTCACAAGTATGAAGACTCTTCTCCAGTTGCAAAACAGGAGGAGGAGACACCACGGTTGCAGGATACACCGTCAAATTCTGCTCAAGTAGTTGCAGGTGCTTCACGCACACCTCAAACCTCTAAAGGCAATAAAGTGAAACTATCTCAAGAAGATGTTCACAGAGCCAATAAATGGGGTATACCACTTGAACAATATGCTGCTGAAAAGCTAAAGGCTGAACAGGCTGATGGCGAATACACAGAAATTTACAATTAAGCGTGGAAGGAAATACAATGACAACACGAAATGAATCACGTAGTAGCGATACTAGAGAAACTAAACAACGTCGTACAACATTTGAAGAGCCTAATTGGCTAGATATTCCTGAATCTGTTATGCACCGCTTTGGTGGTGAAGGCATGGTACTAAGGTGGATACGCATTACTCTACGTAATCAAGAAGATTACCAGAATGTAGGTAAGCGTACTTCTGAAGGATGGGAATTTGTACAGGCAGATGAAGTTCCAGAAATGCTACATTCCTCTGACGTGAGAGAGGGTGGACGATATGCAGGTGCAGTCTGTCGTGGAGACTTGGCTTTAGCAAAGATGCCTAAAGAACTTGCTGAATCTCGTCAAGAATTTTATGAGAACCGCAGCCGAGAAATGGTTGATGCTGTTAATGCACAGTTAATGCGCGAAAACAATTCTCAGATGCCTATCTCTAATCAAAGTCGTACACAAGTTAGTCGCGGTAAACAAGCTAAGTTTCAAGACTAAGATTGAATACTGTGGACCGACGAGTGTACATGTCAATGTATAGAACATAGAAAGGAAAGTGTAATATGTCTACTACAAAAGCACTTGACGGTCTACGTCCTTCCCGCATTCGTGGTGCCGCACCAAACAGTTCTGGACAAAACGAATATCGTATTGCCAGTGCTTATGACTCAAATATCTTCACTGGAGATATTGTTACGAATGCTGCAGGGTATGTAAACGTCCTCGCAACTACAACTGATAAAGCACTAGGTGTATTTATGGGTTGTCGTTATGTCGCTAATGGTAAACCAGAATGGTCAGCTTACTGGCCCGCTAATACCTCTGTAACAGAAGCCTATGCAATGGTTGTTGATGATCCACAAGCAACCTTTGTTATTCAGGCTGATGCTTCAGTTTCCATCGGTGACATTAACTCACAGAACTTTAATGTTACTCTAGGTGCTGGTTCAACCTACACAGGTAAGTCAGGCTTTGGTATTAATGCTAGTACTCGTACTACAGGTAATGCCATGCTTCGTCCTATTGCCTTTGTTGATGAACCGGGC